AACCGGGATATTCACTGCATCCCTCGCCTCCCCGACGGTCGGATCGAGGAGATGAGGGTGGCCGTCGACCCCGGCGCCACTCACCCCACGGCGATGTTGAAGGGCTTCCGGATCGGGTCCAAGTGGTTCATCGGCGGTGAATACCGCAAGGCCGACAAGTCCCCGGCAGAGGTCTCGAAGGACCTGAAGACCTTCCTCGGTGGGATGTATCCGACCTCGATCGACGTCGACCCGGCGGCGAAGGCTCACAGGCTCCAGTTCGTAGCCGATGGGATAAGTGGGGTTCAGCAGGCCGACAACGACGTTCTCAACGGGATCCAGAAAGTGATCAACGCCTTCGACCAGGGCTGGCTCTACCTCGTCGGCCCGTTGACTGAGATGCTACAGGAGGAGCTCGAAGGTTACAGATGGGACCCGAAGGCGACCGAACGGGGTGAGGATGCCCCCATCAAAGAAGACGACGACCTCGTCGACACCCTCCGCTACCTGGTCAACAGGATCAGCAAGAGCCGCCGCACTACTGATTTTAGGAGGCTTTCACGATGACAGTATACACTAACTTAGACTTTCTCAAGCCTGGCGCGAAATGGCCGCCGGATAAAGACCGGCTGGCTCGATACGCAAAGAACCGGCTGCTGATGGAGGGAGACCACGATCTCGTCTTCACCGGCCTGAATGAGGACGACGCCCCCCGAATCATCAAGATGCGCGTCAACTGGTTCAAGCGGATCATGACCCTCTTCTCCGATCTGGCTGTGGGGAACCCGCCGAAGATCACCGCCGAGGATCAGGCCACGGTGGACAGGATCACCGACGATAACGCCTTCGAGGTCCTCGTCTACGACCTCTTCAGCGACCTGATAGCCTTCGGAGATGGGGTCCTCAAACCCCGATGGGATGGGAAGCGCGGGGTTATCTCTCGGATCGATCCCCGCCACTGGTTCCCGGTGGTGGACCCCGACGACTCCGGGACGATCACGGCTCATGTCCTGGCCTGGGAGGTCCCCTTCGGCGATGACAAGTACGTCAAGGTGGAGATCCACAAGCCCGGAAAGATAGAGCACCGGCTCCTCAAGCTCACCTCCGACGGCAAAGAGATCAAAGAGCCCGCCACCTTGGACACCATCGAAAGGTACGCTACTCTGAAGCCCGAGGAGGAGACGGGGGTGGCTGGCTTCCTGGTCTTCCACTTCTCCAACCTGAAGGCCGGGAACGGTGTTTTCGGGCTGGACGACTTCAAAGACGTATCCGACCTCGTCGAAGAGATCGAGCGACGGTTGATCAAGGTCTCGGGGACCCTGGACACCTTCGCCGATCCCTGGATGTGCGGGCCTCCAGGGCTCCGGGTCAAAGACCCGCTCACGGGCGAGGTCGTGTGGGCTAGCAATGAAAAGTACATCGCCCTTAACGAGGACGAGCGGAACCCCGAGATCCTCACATGGGATGCTCAGATGGGCGCCACCTTCACCCAAATCGAGACCCTTCTTTCCCAGCTCTACGTCATGGCCGAGCTCTCCCCGGCTGCCTTCGGTGAGACGAAGAGCGGGCTGGCCGAGTCGGGAAGCGCCCTCAAGAGGCTGATGTTACCGACATTGGCGAAGGTCAACCGGCTGAGGCTCAGGCTCAGGCCGAAGCTCATCGAGGTCCTCAAGACCACAGCAGAACTTGAGGTTGCATCCAGGATGAGCGGAGCTCAGGCCCTCACCAACGTCTCCCTTGAGTGGAAATCCGCCCTCCCAGTCGACCCGGTAGAGGCCGCCCAGGTGGAGGCGACGAGACATAGCGCCAAAGCCACCAGCATCAGAGGGAGCCTCTCTCGGCTGGACCCGGACGCCTCCGAAGAGGACATCGACGCCGAAGAGGCCAGGATCAAAGAGGAGGAGGCCGAGGCGGCGACGTCCCTCCTCTGACCTTCTTATTATCACAAAAAGGACAAACATTTAAATAGTATATGGGGCTAGAGTATACAATTAGGCAAACGAGGCCGTAAACTCGGGGATCTGAACATGACCGGCGATGATGGTGATAAGAAGTTTACTCAGGCTGATGTGGATCGAATCGTCCAGGAAAGGCTCGCCCGTGAGAAGGCGAAATACGAAGAGCTGGAGGCCGAACGGGACGCCCTAAAAGACAAGGTGGCCGAGTACGAAAAGACCTCCCTGGACACTCTGAAGCAGAAGGTGGTCTCCGACCTCAAGCTCCCCCCCTCCCTGGCGGGACGCCTCCAGGGAACGACCGAGGCGGAGCTGAAGGCCGACGGCGAGAAGCTGCTGAAAGAACTCGGACCCAAAGAGCCTGTGGGCGGCGGTGGCAATCCTCCGGGCGAGGTAAAGAAACCTCTTACCCGTGAGGCTGTGAAGGCCATGAAGCCAGACGAAATCATCGCAAACATGGACCAGATCAAAGCCCAAATGAAAGAGGGCACCCTGAAATGAGGTGAAAAATCGCATGGCTATAACCAATTTCATAGGCGAGGTCTGGGGAGCCCAGATCCTCGAAAGCCTCCAGAAAAGCCTCGTATTCGGTCAGGCCAACGTTATCAACCGAGATTACGAGGGAGATATCAAGGGCAAAGGCGATACGGTGAGGATCACCGCTCACGGCCCTATCTCCATCAGCAACTACGATAAGACGGCTGGCCTCGGAGATCCTGAAGAGCTTGACGACGCCTCCACCACGCTGGAGATTACGCAGGCCAAATACTTCAACTTCAGAATCGAGGACATCGACAAGGCTCAGATGAACGTGCGGCTGATGGAGAGCGCCACCAGAGACGCTGCCTATCAGCTCGCCGAGGTTGCCGACGAGTACATCGCCGGGATCATGGCCGCTCAGGCCGGTTCTGCTGTGGGGTCCGATGGGAGCCCGAAGGTCTTCGACGGAACGACCGCTCTACCTTCTGAGGAACTTCTGTCGATGAAGGTGGCCCTGGATGAGGCGAACGTGCCGGTGATGGGGCGGTGGGTTATCATGCCCCCGTGGGTGATAAAGAGACTTCTGGAGGAGGAAGTGATCACCACGCCGGTCTGGTCTGGAACCGAAAAGGTCATGCTCAACGGTCAGGTTGGGCGGATCTACGGCTTCGATGTGCTCATGTCAAACAACGTGGTCAACACCACGGGAACGAAGTACAAGGTTCTGGCCGGAACCTCTCGGGCCTGTACCTTTGCCGACAGTGTAAACGAGACCGAAGCCTACCGGCCTGACAAGTTCTTTGCTGACGCCCTCCGGGGCCTCCACTGCTACGGCGCGAAGGTCATCGATCCTGAATGTCTCTGCGTTCTGACTTGTAACAAGAGCTGAGGTGGTGAATCATGGTAAGATCTGAAATTACCGTAAACGAGCTTTCCGGGGCTTTCGCCAACCACGAGACCGCCGACGCGATCGACAAGGGCAACGATCACGTGATCGCCGATGGGGCCAACTTCAAGAGGCTGATCCTCAGCTTCGAGCTCTCGGCCGCCACGGCCGCCGACACGATAACGATCGTGGCCGGGACCGCTCACCCTGCCTTCAGGCGGGGACTCGGTGATCTCGTCTTCTCGGCTGCTGGAGGAGCTGAGAGGGTCTGCATAGGACCCATAGAGACGGCTCGATACCTCCAGGCCGACGGAACGATCCACATCGACGTCGCCGGTACTTCGATCGCTGGAACCATCGACGCCTACGCACTGCCTTAGATTACGATGGTATAACACCTGCAAAAACCGTTAGCCGGGCCGTTTCTGAGTGGGGGGGCGGCCCGGCATTTCCCTCCGAGAGGTGACTTTTATGGCCGAATATATCACATCGTCCGAGATGGACGCCTACGTGGCCGATAGGCCCGATTCCTCCGCTTGGACCGGCGCATCCTCAGCAGACAAAGAGGACGCTCTGAAGTACTCTTCTAAGATCGTTGATTCGCTCCCCTTTGTGGGTAAGAAATATGAGACCGACATCTCCTCCCAGCCCCTCCAGTGGCCGCGATCGATAAAGACGCGCCGGGGTTGGGTGATATCTGATCTTGATGCTGATGGGAACGCTGTGGTTCCACAGGCGATCAAAGATGCAGTCTGCGAGGAGATACTGGCGAGGCTGGATACGTCCAACAACGCCCGCCGACGCCTCCAGGAGGCCGGGGTAAAGAGCTTCAACGTCACCGGGAAGCTGTCGGAGACCTTCGACTCTACGAGGAAAGGTGGCGGGATCATGGGGACGCCTTTGAGGTCATGGACGGCTTACAGGCTCTTGGAGCCCTACCTGGCTAAAGGAGCGCGGGCCAGATGAGCCTCCTCTCGATCTACCAGGAGGCCGCCGACCAGGCCGGGACCTGGAAGGCGATCACAGGAACCGACCCTTACGGCTTTCCTGAGTACGGGGACCCCGTACCGATTGATCTGATTTTCAGCAGGCATCAGAAGCTCATTAAGAACGCCTCCGGCGATGAGGTCCTATCCGCTGCTCAGGCCCTCGTCTCTGAGGCTGTGGGGTTGGGCGACCTGATCACTTACGGGGGCGTCGAATATGAGGTTAAGGCCCTCGACGAATCGCCGCCGATCGTGACCTCTGAGACGATGAGGACGATCTACTTTTGAGGCTCACAATGGACGAGTTTGAGTTACAGCTCTTCGATGCAATGTGGCGACATGATGAGGCCATGCAAAAGATCATCAAGAGGTTGACTGAGATTATCGATTTTTGGATGGAGTGACGACATGGACGCCGCCGAGTATGCCGAGATTACCGCAGATATCCTCCTGGCCCTGAAGAAATGGGGCCGTACCGCGACAACTATCTTAAAACTCGCCGGCTATTTTGATATTGAGCCCGAGCTCCGGGCCGGATTCGACCTCTCAAAGACTGACTGGGATACGCTCGCCAGAGCATCAGAGCGGAAGAATAAGACTATCTGGGGCCTCGTCTGGAAGGGATGGGGAAAGAAGACTTTCGAGCGCGGAGGCGGGCGGGCCGCCTCGGGCCTCGGGGCCTCGATGAAGCTGAAGGATAAACGCCAGCTCGCCGACGAATATTTTCATGATCGGGGCCTCCAGCACGTTAAACAGCTCTCCAAAACTGATATCGACTCCCTGAGAGAGGCGATCCGCCAGAATATCTACCTGAATGAGAAACAGTTCGCGAAAAAGTATGCCGACTCTTACCCGTGCTCAAAGGCTCGGCTCCGGAGAATCAAGAGGACCGAGGCTCATAACGCCCTAGAATACGGCGGCTACAACTACGCCCGGAACCTGGGGGCAGGATGGAAACATCAGGTTCATGTGGGGGATCGGCGGGTGCGTGAGTCTCACATCGCGGCGGCTGCCGAGGGCTGGATACCGATTGATCAGCCTTTCGCATCGACGGGCCGCCTTGTGGCTGATGAAGTAAACTGTCGCTGTCACTTGATTTATCGCTACACTTCGCCCTATGGCCGGAGGCCCGTCTAATGGCCCGGAAGAGCCGACCGAGTGAAGAGCTCCCCGCCTACCTGGCGGCGAGGGCAAAGAAAAATTATGCCGATCTGAGGATCGGGGACCGGTCCGGTGTGACGAGGATCGGGGCGATGTTCGGCGTATCGGCTGAGACTGTCCGGGATGAGCTGTATCGCCAGGGCTGGCGGAGGGAAGCTTTGGAAGCTTCGGGGCTGGAGTTCTGGGTATATCCTGGCCGAAAATGGGGCTATACGAAGAAGAAGACCCGGTGCAGCTGTTAGCCCTCGATTCTATTTTTGCGAGAATATAATGAATCGTTATTTTAAGCCTCAGGGCCGGTAAAATTGGCTGGATGACCTAAACTACCTTCCGTCCTGTGGTCTTCCGGTCCTGTGGCGATGTGGCGAGGGGACGTTAAGATAATCAGCCTTGAAATTCCTTTACCTACCATGCCCCAAAAGTACCGAGTCGAAATAAGCCCCGAATTACACAAGGCCCTCAGAGTCATGGCGGCAAAGGCCGGGATGACTACAAAGGCCTTCGCGACAGAGGCTTTGATGAAAGCCGTAGATTTGAAGACATGGGACTATCTGGAGGAGGAGACGAAAGACCCTAGGACCATCACGCCACCAGACGACAGGCCCAAACTAGCCGATAATCCTGAAGCCCTGGAAGAGATAAAACGGCTATGGGTGGCTGGCGAGAGATCCCCGGCGGCCATTGCGCGACGGATCGAGTACCCGAGGACCACGACGGCGGATAGAATCAAGGCGATGCTGGAGGCTGGCGAGATCTCCGAAGGGTGAGAGAGCGGCGAGATTCTATTTTTGAGAGAAGAGAGGCGAGAATAAACCGGTTCTAGAACCGGTTTTAGTCCCTAAACTAATCTGATAAGATACCTCTGCTTGTGGTGGGGATCTTTCAAAAGCGTAAACCTAAAATCGGCCGCCAGATACGGCTTTAGCTTCTTAGCCTGATCTTTTGATATCCCCATCAAGCGGGCCGCGTCTCTTGTGGTGGTCTGGCGCATCCTAAGCCGTTTCATCTCCGAGAATAGGCGGTTCAAGTGAGCTTCCCCGGTCTTCTGGCTTAGGACCGGGGCCGGGGCTTCAAGCTTACTGATCCTCTGGCGATCATAAGCCCGTTCTAGGGCGACCTCTTCCCGAAGGGCGACTATCTCCTCCTTTTGCCGGGCCGTCTCCTCTCGGAGGGCGATAAGCTCCTCCTCCCTCGCCTTCTCTCTCTCCTCTAGGGCGGCGAGGCGGTCTAGTACCTGACCGAGGAGGTATTGAGGCGATGCAACTGGGAGGATATGGGAATCTTCATATCCATGATGGGATCCATTATTATCTGACATGTTTAGTTCACCGCTAAAATGTCGTTAAGCGGAGACAGGGGCTTCATAGTTTCCCTGTTCTCCTCTTATCTTGGCTTCTTCTTCGGTCATCACTCTATGCAGACAGTACTCTACCGCATGTGTGCGGTTTGCGAATCGCTTGTTTTCAATTTCTTTGTCAATCCATGCCACTATTTCAGGGTCTATCGTGATGGTGGCAACGATCTTTTTTGCAGCCATGTTATCTCTCTTTATACGGCTTTATATATAAAGGTTTATGCCGCCAATAACTTTATATTCCTTTACGTCCCTTTATTGTATTGGTGAACTAAACATGAGTGAGACCATAGCAAAGGAGGCCGCGGCTTTGCCCGACGGTCTCCACGCATCGGAAGGCGTGCGATACCTCGCTGAGGCCCGGGGCTTGAGATACAAGGATGGAAAGCTCCCCGAGAAGCTGATCTTCGGCGAGGCGGCAGGCTTCTCGGAGCCCGTAGCCTTCGTGAGGACCTCCAAGGGCGACGGCTACTATCTGACCCGGCGGGATCAGTGCTCTTGTCCCTCCTATCGATTCAGGGGCGGCGAATGCAAGCACATGCGGGCCGTCCGGGCCGATCTGGAGCGGAAGACGAGGATAGACGAGCGGAACCGCCAGAGACGAGAGGAGAGGGCCCCGAAGCCCTCCGCTTCTGCACGTGGCTTCAATCAGCCCGAGACGCTGGCGGTGGCGCCACTATGACTCACGGTCGGATGAGGAGGCGACGGGATCGACGCGAGAAAGCGGTGGCCTTTGCCACCCCTCGCCACTGGCGCCAGGTGGAGATCTCCCTCCATCTCCACCACCCAAACAGGCATAGATGGGATGCGATCAAGGGGGAGGCATCCCTCGCATCAGCTTTCCAGCCCCGCCCCGAAAGCCCTCTGGGGTATCCCCCGTGCAGGCTGCTCTGTCCATTGCCCCAGGGTGCCGGGAACGCGGGGCCGGACCCTGCGAGATGGTGGAATGAGTATACGAAATACGAGGAGGCTGAATAGTGCCGAAATTTGACCGGGTTATAAAGGAGCTGGAGCTGCGGGGGATGGAGTACAGAGTAGATGTCACGCTCACCTCAGGGGTTGTTCTCCCGCTCATCACTGAAGGCTTTGCCATCCTGGAGAAGCCGGATTATCGAAAGGAGCAACGGATCAAAGCCGAGGGGTTCCGAGTCCGGGCTATCCCAGAGGGGAGGCTTACCGATGACGAGATCACCGCGTTTGTCGACAGCATCGACTGGAAGAGCCAGAGATTCGGGGAGGAGATATAGATGAGTGAAGAGGCTGTTATCGAATTATTGGAGGATATCGAAGAGGGTTATCCCGATATCGTCCAAAAGTGGATCGACGGGCGGGCGACAGAATAAGCCCACCCCGTCTTTATTTTATTCCCCGATCACAATTAATTTCTCAAATCGATTTTAAGGCCCATATTTTCTGAAGGACCTAGACTAAGGCTATGGGTCCGATCCGCCAGCGTTGACCATCCTGGCGCGGCGGTTGGAGGGCTGGCGGTGATCTCCTCCGATTCCCTCCATCTTCCGGGCTGGTTCTGTGACATTAACCGGGCCTTCGATGCAAGATGTCACGGAACTACACACAAAGAATTCTGGAAGTACGGTGTCACTAACTTCGCTGAAAAATTGAAACTCGCTCATTTCTGACTTGTTTACAGCTTCGAGCATCACATACCACATCATATAGGAATATGATCTTTCCGTCGCGTAGACGTATGGGTATTTGGGGAGAAAATGTTCTTATCCGAGTACCTACCCACAGAGCGACGGCTGCTGATAGCGTTTTTTGGGCGGGAATTTTGGTGCGGCGGTGAGCCCCTTTTTGTGAGAGTCGACCCGCCTACAAAACCCTTCACTTAAATTATAAATTTAGATTATATCCACCGAATGGTTTATATATAGATGTTCCCCAATACAGGCACATGCCCGAAATGGAAGGCCGGGTCAATGTCCGCGTTCCAAAGAACGTACAAGACCGGATCGAAAAGATCGCGGCCAGAGAAAAGACGTCCGTAGGGGCCATCGTTCGCGATATCCTCAAAGACCACTTACGTTACGGGTACGACCCAGACGGTAAGTACGCCAGAGAAATGACCAGACTTGAGAAAGAAGTAGACTCCGCTCTCATGTCGTGTGCCATCATGAATCAAGTGATCATCCTGCTTGCCGATAACTCAATCCCAGCAGTGGCCGAAACCGGGAAGCACGAGGACATCGTCAAACTTCTTACAGAAATGAGGGATATTGCAGAGCGGTGGTCGTTTGGACACAAAAACGAGGACGCAGAGAAGTTGTTTGCTGGCTACCGCGAACTAGCGAAACGCGAAGAGGTGAACATCGAAGAATAAGTTCCCGCAACCGCCGACACGATAGGACCACGACAGCCCAAGGGCGACCAACCCGACTGTATCGGCGGCGAGCAGGGACGACTCCCCCGAGGTGTGACTAGCACCAAGAGGAGGTAAAATACCATGTCGTTAGACGACTCAGAAGTATATAAAGACCGCCCCTCGTGGTGGCCGAGCGTCTCTTTGAAGGCGCAGCAACGCGATTATGATCTTTTCGAGGCGGACCGAGCCGATGGGCTTGTGGTCCACTTCTCTGGGGGGTCGAAATGCCATCCCAGGTAACTCACTTTCGCCGCGCCCTCACCGAAAATACAAAAGGTATCGGGCCAGGGGTGAGGAGATGACCGGCACCGAGACGGCCCCGGAGGTTAGGGAACATGCCGCCGAGGTTATGGGGCTTCTGGCCCTGATTACGAAGTCCGAGCTGGAGTCACCGCTAACTCAACTCTTTCCGCCCTGCTTGGAGGAATTGTATACAGGCGGATGTCCGAACAAGACAACAGCTCGGAAGCTTGCGCGGGCGGTCTGTCTGTGGCTCAAAGGTCACTGGAGGACTGAAGGAAAAGATTTCCTCACGGCCCGAGGGTTTGAGGTCATCGAGAAGCTGAAAGAATGGGATACGCGGAACTCAGAACCGCTCGGCGAGGCCGAAATTAACAATCTCGTCATGGAGATCCTCCATGGGTCCAGGACGACGATATCCTGTGATGAGATCAAAGCTGATCAGATCCTGAACTTCTACTGTCACGAATCTGACTGTTATCTTAAGAAGGCCGAGGACCAGGCCACCACTCGAAATATCGAGCTCAGCGACGTTGTATATTATGATGACAAGGGGCGGCCTAAGTTCTCGCCGGATAAGGCGGCTGATGCTATAATTAACGCCGTCGAGGCCATCACGACGCCAGATAAGACTATCTGGATTTATAACGCAGGTATCTTTGAGCCGATTGGCGAGTTCTTGATAGGCAAAATCCTAGATAGGGTGGCGGGTGATCTCCTTACCATCCGAGCCCTGAAAGAGACCCTGGCTAAGATCTACTTCAGGACGAAAGAAGAGTATAAAGTATTTGACTCAGACCCTTATCTCTTTTGCGTTGAGAATGGCGTTATCGATATGCGCAAAGGTCATGCAGGCTTCAAGCCTCACGATCCGAAGTATCGGAGGACCTGGAGGGCGCCGGTCGTCTATGATCCCGAGGCCCGGATGGCAGAGGGTGAGAAGTTCCTCAATTCAGCTCTTGATGCTGATGGGCGGAGGACGTTCTTAGATATCTTGGCAGCTAAGACGACGGGCCTTAATTTCGAGTTCTTCAGCCCTTGGATAGGCCGAGGAGCTAACGGAAAATCGAAGGCTCAAGAGTGGATAAGGGCATTCTGGGGCGACGACCAGGTATCTGAAGTTGAGATAGCAAGCCTGGGAAAGAAGCAGTTCGAGTTGGCGGAACTCCGAGGAAAGAGCTTCCTAATCAATTCTGAGGTGGCCGGGGGCAAAGCTGAGTCGTCTTGGATCAAACATATTTCAGGCGGTGGGAAACTCACGGCCAATCAGAAGTTTAAGGACCATATCAGTTTTAGGTCTCACTGTTTCATCATCTTTGACTGTAACCGGCCGCCTCGATTCGACGATAATACTTTTGGATTTCAGAGGAGGATAGCGCCGGTCCTATGGCCGTATTCGTTCGTAGATGAGCCTACAGAGCCTTATGAGAGGCTGCGGGATCCAGACGTTCTTGAGAAGATTACCACCCCTGCGGAGTTGTCGGGGCTCCTCAACGTCTTGATCGAGATTGCGCCAAAAGTCATCGAGACCAGGACGATCTACAGGCCATCCACCGGGGCGACCATCGCCGAGGCTTACGACATGAAGGCTGCATCAGGTGATGTCTTCTGGGATAAGTTCGTCGAAGGCGATCCGGGCCTGTCTGTCTCCTCGAAGTGGCTTTATCAGAAGTATGAGGCGTTCTGTCAGATAGTCGGAGCTTCACCTATTATTGATCGGGCTTTCAACGACATAGGACGGAAGCTCAAGTACACGAAAGGGCGGGAGTCAACCCCTGCAGGGCGTATCCAAGTTTGGCAGAATTGCGATTTTAACCAGGATTCATGGAATGAGTTTCTCTCGGAGGGGACCGGCTCCGGACCAGCTCCTGACCGGCCAAAATCAACAACGGGACCAGCTGGACCAGCTGGACCAGCAGAATTTAACCTAATAGGAACGGAAAAAGTAGATTTTCCTATAAGGGATTGCTCTGATTTTGCTGGTCAAGCTGGTCAAGCCGGTCATGATAGCGATTTTGGCCGGTCATGTCCTAGTCATGTTGCTGGTCAAGCCGGTCCAAACACGATATCTGAGAACATCGCCAAGGCAAAGAGGCGAGAAGCTAATCATCTGGAAAAATTCAAGACTCCAGAACCGGGCCATCAGAGAGTCTATATCGTCCTCAAGGACGTGGGGCCCTTCGTCGGGACGGATGGAAAGACCAGGACCCTGAAACGCGGGGACTTGATCTCAGACATCCCAGCTGATCAAGTAGGGGGCCTAATCGACAAGTGCGTCCTCCGAGAGGTGGTCTCTTGATTCTCGACGAGGGCAAATCTATATAGTAGTGTACATAAAGGGCAAAAGTCTATATAGAAGTGCCCAAATGTATATAAGGATGAGCAAAGGCGGCCCTGTCGGTGAGGACGAGGAGAAGGCGATCCTGGCGGCTCTGGGGTCGGGGCGAGGAGTCCGAGCGGTGGCTGAGGACTTCGACCGATCGCCTTCGACTATATCCGGCGTGGCCCGCCGAAACGGGTTTGACATCGCCGAACATGTTCGCATGAAAAAGGCCGACCTTGTTCGGACATGTTACGCCGCCGAGGATAGGATCAAGCTTGTGGGGGAGCTCCTGAACAAGGCGCGGTCTATGATAAAATCCTGCGATAGTCCGAGAGATCTTCAATACCTGGCAACGGCGATCGCGATCGGCATCGATAAGCGGCGGCTGGAAGAATCCACCGACCCATCGGCGAAGGGCGGGGAGATTCTTATATTGTTTGAGAAGATGCGGGCAGAGGAGGCGGAGACGTGACCTTCCAAATCCCCGTAGGGAAACAGAGGGACTTCTGCCTTCACTCTGATGCGAGAGTCAACCTCACCCACGGGGCGGTCAGATCTGCGAAGACCGTCGGGGCTAACGTCCGATGGTTGCGGGCCGTCCTGGAGGCTCCGAGAGACGTTAACCTGCTGATGACGGGGAAGACTCTCACGGCCCTGGAGCGAAACGTCCTCCTTCCCATCTCGAAGCTCGTCGGGGCTGACAACTTTGACTACAAGCGATCCCTGAAGGTCTGCACCATATACGGCCGTCCTGTCCTCTGTGAGGGGGCCAACGACGAATCAGCCTATGCGAAGATCGCAGGCCTCACCCTCGGCGGTGCTCTCGTCGACGAGGGGAGCCTAACCCCTGAGAGCTTCTTTAACATGCTGATCTCTCGTCTCTCCGAGCCCGGCTCCCAACTCTTCCTCACCACGAACCCCGGCAACCCCGGCCACTACCTTAAGAAGAAATGGATCGACCGAGAGGGCGAGCTGGACCTCAAGACCTGGCATTTCACCCTCGAGGATAACCCGTGGCTCGATCCCGTATACGTCGCCGAGCTGAAGCGCCAGTTCGGGCCGAGAGGGTCCCTCTTCTATCAGAGGTATATCGACGGCTTGTGGGTGGCGGCTGAGGGTGCCGTTTACCGCAACTTCAACCGGGATATTCACTGCATCCCTCGCCTCCCCGACGGTCGGATCGAGGAGATGAGGGTGGCCGTCGACCCCGGCGCCACTCACCCCACGGCGATGCTGAAAGGCTTCCGGATCGGGTCCAAGTGGTTCATCGGCGGCGAGTACCGCAAGGCCGACAAGTCCCCGGCTGAGGTCTCGAAGGACCTGAAGACCTTCCTCGGTGGGATGTATCCGACCTCGATCGACGTCGACCCGGCGGCGAAGGCTCACAGGCTCCAGTTCGTAGCCGATGGTATAAGTCCGGTCCAGAGCGCCGATAACGACGTTCTCAACGGGATCCAGAAAGTGATCAACGCCTTCGACCAGGGGTGGCTCTACCTCGTCGGCCCGTTGACTGAGATGCTCCAGGAGGAGCTCGAAGGTTACAGATGGGACCCGAAGGCGACCGAACGGGGCGAGGATGCCCCCATCAAAGAAG